ATAGGAGAGTGATGTGCAACGTCAAAGGACGTCCTATTCAGTCTCTAATAAAGGATGATGAAGTTGAAGTCGTGGTGGATTTCAAGGGGGTTTGGAATGTTGGTACTTATTCAGGCTTTTCTTGGACACTCTCGAGCTCTTCTTCCTGATTGGGGTCGTAATTATCTGAGTGGTAGCCTTTTGATACCAATACATTTTCGTTTATCATATTTATCACTTGATACATATGGACCATCTGCATCCACATAATGTAAAAAAATTTGTATATGCCTTGTTCCTTTACCTGCAGATAACATTTCCCTACCATGTTTAATTTTCAAACCGTCATAAATTATAGCATCCCCGACATCACAATGTAAATACTTCTTTTCACCTTTTACATATACATGTAAGGGCCATCTATAATCATCGGATTTATTTTTATAATCGAAAAATATAGTTAATGAAGCCGAAATTTCACACGAATTCATATCCGTATGGTCTTCTAAGATATCACCAGTTGTATAATTTCTAAAAAATGAATAAGTAGGAATGAGTTTACGATTTGTAATATTTTCCATTTTACTTTTTAAATGTAACAGCAAACTTTCTGTAAAACAATCGGCGCACCGAGAATGAGTAGAAGGATATTGCAAATCACCAGTAAAATCATTTAATTCATCGAATAGTGCATACATTTTGAATATATTACATAATTCGGGGCTTATAAAATTTTCTACTTTTATATAATTACTCGTTTCGAATGACATATACATTTATGGTATATTCTTTTTAACTGTTTTATTCTTTAGTGGCTTCTTCAATCATATCTACAAGTTCCTCAACGGGCTGTTGATTGGGGTCATTGGGGAGCTCAATAGTCTTGAGACCACCCTTCTTAAACCCCTCAAAGGTTGAGAGCATCCCTTGAAGTCTAAAAACCTCTTGGGTCATTTTCTCAATGTTCATGTGCAGTTGTTTAATATTCTCTTCAACGTCGACGGTAGGCATCTTATACTCATTTAAAGTTTATACTCTTTAAATAAGTAATGACAACCCTTACAAGAACGGGGTATCTGGTAAGTGAAGGACCAATCCAAGAAATTAAAAAAGAATTAACGGTAAGACCTGTGGTCAATGGAGACTATGGATTTCCTCCACCGCCTTTCAAAGTTTTCAGAGCAACTAAGACTGGAGTCTGCGTTCCAAGATTCTATGGAACTGATAAGCTTGGAGAGCCTCGGGAAGACAAACGTCCCGAACCTACCCGTATCAAAACCAAATTCGTTGGACAACTCCGAGATGCTACACACCAAAACGAGGCACTCACAGCAGCAATTAAAGCAGGGCATGGTGTCCTTTCTTTACCATGTGGCTACGGCAAAACGACGGTATCCTTGGCCATAGCATGTAAACTGGGGTACAGGACCATGATTGTCGTACACAAACAGTTCTTAGCTGACCAGTGGAGGGAGCGCATCCAACAATTTTGCCCGGGTGCTACGATTGGTGTTGTACAGCAGGACAAAAAAGAGGTTGCGTGTGATTTTGTCATCGCAATGCTCCAGTCGTTGTCCCTAAAGGAATATAGCTTCTCAGACTTTGACTCTGTAGGAACACTCATCGTAGACGAGGCGCATCATATTTGTGCTAAGGTGTTCAGTCAGAGTCTTTTCAAGATGTGTCCTCGACATATCTTTGGTCTCTCAGCAACCCCAGAGAGGAAAGATGGTCTCACCAAGGTTCTTCATTGGTTCATGGGACCAACATTCTTTGCGGTTGAGAGAAAAAATCAGGAACAGGTTGAGGTTTTTCCAATAACATTCGAGTCCCCAAATTACAGGAATCCACCACCCTCCATGCGGAATGGAAAGATATCAATGCCCAACATGATCACAGAAGTTGTCGAGGACCGCCAGAGAAATCGGATGTTAGTGGAACTTGTCAAGAAAGCCTCATCTGGGACGAGACAACTCCTAGTTCTCAGTGACCGCCGACAACATTGTGAGTTTCTTCATCAGTGTTTCCCCAAGACATCTGGACTCTACATGGGTGGTATGAAAGAGGCTGCCCTCCAAGAGTCCTCAAAGAAAAAGATCATCTTTGCGACGTTCAGTCAAGCCCATGAGGGTCTAGATATACCCACTCTAGATACGGTCATCCTAGCGTCACCCAAATCTGATATTACCCAAAGCATTGGGAGAATTATGAGAGAGACGAAGGGTAAGAAGAATGATCCCCACATCTATGATGTTCATGATCCTTGGTCAATCTTCACAGCTATGTATTTCAAGAGGATGAAAGTGTATAGACAAGGTGGTTTCAAAATACATGGGAAGCAGGTTGAAGAAAAGAAGAGTGACTTCCCTCAGGGAAAGTGTCTGTTTTTATAATCTAAATAATAATTAAATGTCCGGTGCATTAATACAACTTGTCTCAAAAGGTGTTCAAGACATATATCTGACAAGTGATGAGGGACATTCCTTTTTCCGTACAAAATTTACACGGCACACAAATTTCTCTCAAGCTCCCAAGTTTATCAAAACTATTACTGATAGTGACACTTCCATCACCATTCCAGTATTGGGTGATGTCATCAATGGACTCTGGTTCGAGGCTGACAGTAATAGTAATGACAACATCGCATCGAACCTCTTTTACAACTCGACTATCGATCTTTTCATAGGTGGTCAAAAAGTTGATTCCCAACATTTTGATTATTACAGTGAAATTTGGCCAAACTACCTAGCGGACACATACAACAAGTCCCAAGAACTCAATAACAAGGCTTCATTGTCGAATAAATATTTCGTACCCCTCCATTTTTTCTTTTGTGATCACAAAGCATTTTTACCCCTAGTGGCTTTACAGAGTCATCAAGTAGAAATACGAATTACATTTGACCAAGCGACACTCGCAGTCATTCCAGCATCTGAAAAGAAAGCGACCATGTATGGAAATTACCTCTACCTAGATACTGAGGAGAGGGAGTCACTCACGAAACGTACGTTAGACTTTGTCATCACACAGACACAACGAGTTGAATTCCCTCTCAACAGTGTCACAGACAATAAAACTGATTCAGGTGGATACAATGCCCTAGATATTTCTAGTTTCAATCATCCAGTAAAGTCACTCTTCTTTGGATTTGGGACATCTCAAACCAACTTCACCGTGGATCGTTTTACGTTTAAAAATGCTGATATACAAATTAATGGTACACCACTCCTAGAAAATATGTCACCGACATATTTTCACACAGCACAAAACTATTACAAATCAACATATGGTAAGACACATTTCAATATGCCCAGTCACTCACCAACACTGACACGATACTTCGCCTACCACTTTTGTCTCAACGCATCCGATTACAACCCCTCTGGTTCATGCAATTTTAGCCGGCTTGATAACGCAAAACTCGTTATCCGTGGTGCAGAGGCGGTGGGTCGTTCGTACATGTACGTCTATGCTGTCAACTATAATGTACTCAGGATCAAAGATGGTTTAGCTGGAATTTTATTCGGTAATTAATGTATATGGCGACGCAAGCGGATGGCATTCTCGTCACAGCTGGCCAAATTTATGTCGGCAGTCTAGATGCCACACCCAGAGAACAGGATGTTATTACGGGTGTGGCGAGTATCGAAGCTGGTGAGATCATAGCAGATGAAATCACAGTAGCGAATCTCAATATGTCAGGTTCTCTGACTGCCACAGGTGATATGGATCTCACTGCTTTCACAAATGTTTTTCGTATGTCTGCGAGTCAAGTTGGTATAGGTGTTACCAATCCAACCCATGATTTTCAGGTTGGTGTAAGTAATGTTATCATCGATCGCCAAAGACCGAATATCCTACAGGTGACTGGTAATATATTATCAACGAATGTGACTACATCTAATATCCTAAGAACTGAGAATAACAAATTTGTTGTGAATAGTGCTGGTTCCAATGTTTTGAAAGTTACTGGTAATACATACTCCACAAATGTTGCTGTCGGGAAACAACTCACTGTTGGTGAAGATAATGATGGCAGTTTTAACTCGGCTGT